ACCTCGAGGGTGGGTTTCTTTTTGACGCTCTCGAGCAATTTCACAACCATGTCGAGGCGATCGGATTCCGGCAACCAAAACTCGGCAATGGTGGTGCCATTGGCCGTGATGCGAATTTCGCCGTTATCTCTCACCTCAACGTTGGTCATCCGATCATCGCGGCGAATGTTTTCGGCCCAACAATGCCATCAACAACCAAACCGTTTGCCTCTTGCCATTTCTCGACCGCTTGCTTTGTGACCAAACCAAAGATGCCATCCGCATCCTCACCAAGTTTTTCCTGGATTTGTTTCACTCGATCGCCGGTCGATCCAACTTTCAACAAAATCGGCGATGGTTTCATTGTGTAAGTTCCGTCCAGGATTTCCAACGCTCGATGATAGTGATGTTTTCGATCTGCCAGGCCAATCGTTCCGCCATTGATCTTGCGGGTGGCTTTTTTGATGTCGTTCGACAAATCATTCAAACCGTTCACTTTCCAGAACCAACATGCCGCCTCGAGTGCGCCCTCTTTGGTAAATAGATATTCGAGCGTTCGCTCTACCGATCGACCAATCGAATCTGCGAATCCGGTGGTGTTGTTTCGGCCGGTGAGTTGGATGGCACCTTTTCCTCGGAACAACCACCCATCTCCGGATTCAATGTCGCCGTTGCCCATGCGATTAGAATAGACGACATTAGCAATGCGTTGAGGATCACGATGGAAATCATTCGCATCCCTTCCGGCGTTCTTAAAATATTTCGGGAATACCGCATTCAAACCCTTTGCGCTGTAATTGAGATTTTCCTCGAGAACGCGAAAGTTGAGCGATTCATGGCCGCATTGGGCAAAGAACATCGCCATTCGATTTGGTGAATCGATTTCGTATTTTGGCAAGAAATGTTCAAACAATTCATGCCATGCCTCGAACTCTCGATTGCCCTCGATCAACTGTTTTGTTTGCTCCAACGTTAAGTTCATTTCAATTCCCTTCCTCGATGATGAAATTGAGGTTTTCATGCGCCGGATAGGTGACAATGTGTTCACCTTCCGGACAATTATATTTGATCTGTCCCAACAATGTCGCCTCGCCTGGTGCGACCTGGTACATATCCATCTCGCGGATATAGACTCGATACCCAAATCGATCGACCGTATCACTTGCCGGCCCTGAGAACTTGGCCACCGATGGCGTTGCCGGAAACACAACGAAATCGGAATCCCTGATTTCGACCGTGAATCCGATGACCTCGCAATCATCGCGTAATTTTTGCCTGGCAACGATCACGCGGAACCCCTCATCGATCGGCCCATTGCTGATTTCAAAGTGTTCCGGCGACCATTCCAGGATCGGACGATCGAACCAATCCCATCCGAGTTTTCCGGATAGGGTGACACCGCCACTGATTGCGGCGATGATTGCACCGCCGGCGGCGGCGATGCCCTTGATATGGTCAAAACCGAAACTCATTTCTTACCGAAAAACCTCGAGACTGACCGGATGCCCACGCTTGCACTCACAACGGCTCCCAAGGCCACCTGATACCACTGCGGCATTACCTCGAGTGCGGCAAACCCATCGGCCACCACTTGCCGCCCCCAATCGCCGCAAAACGCCAGGATGAGAGGGATCGAGAACAACAACGTGATCCATTCATCTTTCCAGGAATTTTCGGTCGCCTTGATTGCGGCCAAATCCCAATCGATCTCGCCGGTGAGTTGCTTTTTCTTGATCTCCGCCTCGGTGAGTTTGATGGCGGTTTTCGAATCAATATATGATTTCGCCAATCCGCCCAGGCTTCCCAGGATTTGCCCAATCATGATTTCACCTCTTTACCCATCCAAATGGCGAATGATCCGGTCATCGCCCCTGTTACCACCGAAATCAATCCCGCTTGCGCGGTGGATAAATCCGGTTGCGCCAATGCCCATTCCAGGCATCGAATATACATGATTGTCATCACCAACATCATAAGACGCGGCAACACTTTCCATTCATCAAGTTTGGTCGCCATTGTTTAAGTACCTTTCCGCGATTTTTCGGTCGCTCGTAATTATAACAACAAATCCGGTTTCAGAATAGACCGCCCAACGCATCGGCCCGATTTGCCTCATTTTCATTCACCACTTGCCCTGACCTTTTCCGACGAACCACAACGTGAACGCCATTCCCGCAATGCCCAGGATGACAATAACCCCGCCAACGGCCCACTCGATGATTGTTTGTTTTTGTTTCTCGGCGGCGATCGCTTGCGCCCTGCGTTTCTTTCTGGCCTCGACCTCGAACTTGATGAAATCGTCTTTCAACCCTGGCCGGCCGTATAGCTGCAATGCCGAAATCAACTCTTTTCGTTGGTTGCGCATCTTTTCGATGGCCATAAATTCTTCGAAATCGTTGGTGTCTTTGCCGGCAAGTTTTGACCACATCGAGTTTTTCTTGCGATCACCCCGCGCTCTTAATTGTTCCTCGGCTCCGATCATGTCACCGATGGAATTGGCGCAAGACATAATATCACGACCCGCGTTGATCGTGGCTTTGACGGTTGCGAATGCGGCATTGAACGCGGCAAGTTCGGCGATCATTTTTTCACCCTTACAAATTTTGGACAAGCCGCGTCTGGATGAATTATAACACGATAAGGTTCGTAATAATACCGCCGAGAAATAGAATAAGGCGCGTAATAAATACACGCCTTATAGAAACCGAGTTTCCAGGATTGGCCGTATAAGACCAGGGACAACGCGAGTTCGATCAACCCATTTTCATGAATATTGATCCGAGCATGAGGATGATTGCACCGGCCACCGAGATCATGATGGTTTCGATGCGTTTGATCCGGATAATTGTCTCTCGCCACCGTTCATCAACTTGCGTTTCAACCCTGGTGACTCGAGGTTCCAAATCATCAATCCGCTTGTGCGCTTCCGTTGCCGTTCTCGCCATCTTGTTCCTCTTGGCTTTTCAGAGAGGCGATGAGAGCCTCCGAGAATCCCTTTTCCAAAATCACGCCCTGATCCATATCAACACGCGCTTGCGCTTGTTTCCGCTTCGCTGCGTTGATCTGATCGACCATATAGCGTTGGGAATCGTTTAGATCGTTCTCGATGTCATATTCTCGATCGTCGATTGTGATGGTTGCCGCCATTTTTCTTTCCTCTTACCAGGGTAAACCATCCGATGTGGTCGGATTGGCCATTTTATTGATCTTTGCCTCGATCACTAATTCGGTCGTCTCTTGATCGACAACGCCATGAACCCAACCCAAAACATCGGCCTCGGTGAGATCATCAAACGCGATGAATCCGGCCGCATCGGGATCGGGTGTGTGTGATGTTGTGCCATAAGATGAGGCGGTGTTTCCATTGCCATCATCGCCGGTGCAACGCCAATGCGCCACCGTGACACCGCCATTGGCGATGTTGCGCTCAAGGTTTGCGATTGTCCAGGTGTAATTGATGGCCATTATTCCGCCTCTGGTTCTTGTGCTTGTGCCGCTAGATGTGCGGCATAGGCATCGATCACCGCTTGTGTGTGAACGGTTGCCGCAATGTCTTGAATCTCGGTGGTTTCACCGGAAACGTCATCACCTGGCGCAATTACATTCCGATGATAGCTTGACGATAATTCAACACCATCCTCGAGAACCGCCGTTTTTGTTCTGATGTGAATAAGCCTATAATCACCAACGATCTCAATCCGATCGTTTGTTATTACTTTTTCGAGTGCCATCGTTTATCTCCTATGATGGTTGGACTGTCCGACCCAAAGCTATGCGGTGGGTTATGCGTCTGTTAAATACGTTGCTGTTACAATTTGTTGACTGCCCGCCCCCATTTCGTTGCCTTTAACGTAATTCCAACCGCCACCTGATGCATAGATGTTTCTAATTTCTAGTTGGGTTGTGTTTTGTGCTAGTCTTGCGACAACATAAGAATATGATCCGGTGTTAAAACTAGAAATTGGCAATACCTGAGTGTCGTTCGGAATGCTGCCCCGTGACGCAAATGGCAATCCAGTTATGTGAACGTTATCCGTTGAATTTGTAAGAGTTCCCATGTTTGAAGGTGATAGTGTTATGGATATGTGAACAACACTTCCGATTTTTGTGTATCTTCCTGTCCTATAGTAATAACCACTAACTGCATTTCCACTATCAGGGTCTTCTAAGGTTGGAGTAAAAGTCCCCTCTTCATACGAATCGAGGGTGTTGCTTGTGGATGTCCCAGAGGAACCGGCATCGTCAAATTTAATCCCCGCCGCCGTATAGATTTCACCAGAGCCTTTTACATGGAAACGCTCACCTGTTCCGTTGCCACCATAAAAACGCAAGAACCGACCGTTTACGCTGTTTATCGCGCCACTGGTGACACGCATATCCAACAATGCACCAGAAAAATCGGCGTTTTGGCTGTTTATCTGCATTCCTGTCGCATAATATTCCGCCGAATTGGTCGTCAATGTTGTTGTGTTGTTATTAATACGCATACGCTCATTGCCGCTTGGCGTGAACGTCAGATAATTTGAGACCGCGTTGATCTGCATATATTCGGTCAACGTAGTATCAGAATTGCCCTTTTTAAGTTTAACTGACAACGTTCCGGTTCTGTGATCGGCTCCATTGCCAACGCTCTCAAGAGCAATGAGTTCCCGAGTTCCCAACCAAGATGAGGTGTTTTCCGAGTTTAATGTAAACTTTGCGCCGACTGTCGATGCGCTTGAAAGATATGTGGCGTCCGAGATCGAAAGATCACCTGTTGGGCCACCTGTTCCGATTCCGATTTTTCCATTTTCTCGAATCCGCATTCTCTCGGTGCCAACACTCGAGGTGCCATCGCTGCCATTTGTGAAAAATCGAATATCTCCCTGATAATATGCGGATGGACTGACACAAAACTCAATCGCGGCATATCTTGCCGTTGAAATTGATGCGCCATATGATCGAACCTGAGAGTTGATTTCCCCAATAACCTGATTGGTGTATGATGGCCCATCAACGCTGTTATTATAAAGCTGAATGGTGTCCTTAACTATAAGCTGACCAAATCCATCTGATGTGCCTATCGATAAGTTTTCGTCGCTTGGATTCCAGAACATTTTTGGCGATGCTCCGGTGTCCTCATAAAACCGAACCTCACCATTGTTTGTAATATCCAATCGATCGACGTTTGTGGTTGTCAAAGAGCCTGTTGGGCTAGTTCCGAAAACCATAGTACCGCCATAATTGGCGTTATATTCAACACGAATTTCCCCATTCGTCCAATCATCACTCGACCTTTTCCAATAAATTCCGCGATCCGATGTGCTTGGCTCTATTTCGATTCCCGATGCAACTGTGGTGAGTTTGGGCGAATTGTCATAATATAGAGTCACTGCGCCATCTTGTGCCGCCGTGATTGCCGGCTCACCGTTGCCGGACAAAATATCAATATCTGATCCGCGAATCACTAAATTTCCTGATCCACTTTCTTCGATATATGATTTCCCATTTGACGAATTGTGATAAATCTTGAGATCAGAACCCGCCCCAAAAATAGCCTCATCATCATCACCGAACGAAATATTCGCCGTTGTGGTGGTTGCTGCGTTGATCGTTAGCGTATCCGTTCCCGCATCACCGATCGTGACGTTGCCGGTCATCGTGACATCGGATGCCTCACCGGAAACATTCAAGAACCGTGAATCCGCATCTGATTTGGAATAAACGTCCAGGTTTGTTCGCGCTGCCGCCGCCGTTGTTGCTCCGGTTCCGCCTTGTGCAATCGCAACCGTGCCGGCAACCGATGCCGAACCGCCGATGTTGACGTTCCAGGATGTGAATGTTCCCGATCCGGCATATCCAACCGAATCCACAACCAGGGTCGTTCCGGAATAAGAGGTGACGATCGCATCGATGAAATTCGTCGATGGTGCCGCCGCATCCGCAATCCGCAATGGGGTTCCGGCCTGGTATGGCTTCGCGGATTCAACCGTAAATGTCTTTGATCCGGTTCCGATCGAGTTCGATGTTGTCGATGTCGAATTGTAAATATCGCCGGCGTGAGTGACGAAATCCTCAAACGCATCCGGCAATCCTTCAACGTAATTTGTACCCTCGAAATCTGCGAGTGTATAAGTGCGACCGTTTAGTGTGACCGGATATGCCATTTTGCGTTTCCTCTAAATTAGTTCCTCAACCTCAATCATTCGACCATAATAGGTGAGAGCCGAATTTGTGATCGGTTGGGTTTGCCTGATCCTACCATAAATGTTTTGCGTGATCCATGTTGATGATTTGGCCGGTTGCGGAATGACCAAAATATCTTTTGAAACACCGCGCAATCGATCGATCGAATTGAACACGTTGCCGAACATTTCGTTTTCCGGCAAGTTAATCAATTCAAACCTCATCACGCGATAACGCTCAACCTCATCAACAAAGGTTTGACCACCGCGCGATTTCGTGATTCTGGATTCATCCACAAACTCGAATTGAACGCCGTTGGCATAGTTGACCGATGGCCGGTATGATGGCCCCGCAATCAATCGACCCGCTTGCAAATATCCATCGGCATTCAATGAATCCGAAATGTCGATGCGCAAATATCGCGCTTGAACCGCCGATGTGAGAACATCAAACGATGAAATTGTGTATTCGGCCGCGACCTCGGGGTTCAATCGACCACCCCATTGAAACACGCCCCACGGCAACGTTCCAAATTCCTCAACGATCGGCCAGGCATCGATTGTGCCGGAATCATAGACTGTTGTTGAGAAATCAGACACCGCCGACAAACGCCACCGGATCGTTCCGGTTTGTGAAATATTATGCCGGATCAACGCCATGAAATCGATGATGCGTTGTTGGCCGAAATCAACATCGATCTGCGCCGATGTTTGTGTGTTGCGCCAAATCTTAACGATCTGTTGATCTTGCAAATTCGAGGCCGGTAATGTTGCAACCTCATCATCAACCGTGAGGGTTCCGGTGTCCGAATAATTGGTCGATGAAATTATCATATTGTTCGACATTGCTTAACCCCACAACTCCAATTCGACCTCGTTGTTCGCGGCATCCTCAACGATCGAGATCACGCGAAACAATTTGCCACTGTCGAGATTATAGCGATTAAACGTGATTTTTACCACATCATTCAATTTCAATGTGTAAGGTTGGGTTTTGACCAGGATTCGATAAAAATCGCGCTGCGCTTTGTATATGTTCAACAACCTGGTCGCCTCGGTTGATGCCGGTGATGACTCGGCAAAGAGGCCATTCACAATCAACGCTGTGGAATTTGGATAGGGTGTTTGAACGTTTGTGTCGGTGGCAATCTCAACATTGGCATCTCGAACCAAGTAATCGCGTTGCGCCGTTGTGATCGATGCATCGAAATCCGATTCACTCATCACGCGGTGGTTCTTTTTATAATCAACTCGAACCTGGTAATTTGGAACCGCCGAGGCGAGGCGAGTGATTTCGATGATGTTGGTTGAATCAAAATCGGCATCGGCCGTGCCGGTTGGCAGCTCAACTCGGCCAACCTGGAATTTGCCATTTCGATCGAACCCATAAAAACCGCCAACCGTGTTGATGATGCGATCGAGAACCTCGGCAACCGTTGTCATGTTGCGATCATAAACGCCAATGGTTGACGAATTGGCCGTGTTCAATGCGGTGAATGATGCGGTGTCGAAATCCCCTGGATAAGTGAAACCGGCATGATCCTCGACAATGTGTTGAATAATGTCGGCCGCGCTCTCGAGATATGTGCCATCGACCTTGGAACCCTTCACATCGGCCGTGATGATGCCGGTGGGTGCCGCAACCAGGGTGAACCGCCCATTGGCCAAATCGACCGTGTAATCGGTTGTAAGGGTCAACGCAACGCCGCCCTGGTAAACCGCCGTTATTGCCTCGATGTCGCCATCATGCACCTGGTAAACGTAATTTGTGGAATCCACCAACACCGGCTCGATGTTGTAAACCTCGCCATAGCAATGAGGCTTTGGTTGGTTGGCAAGATCGCTCGATCCCTCATTGCCACCGGTACCGGCGTAAAGTGTATCCGGATAATCGACCACAAAATCGTTCTGGTCATCCCGCAAGATGATCCGAATATATAGGTCATCGAACTCGATCGAGTGAGCCTGGCCATCGAATATGGTGAAATAATATTGTAAGGCCGCGCCGGATTCACCAACGCGCACCTCAACCGAACGGCCATCCCAGGCATAACCCGCCCAATCATCGAGGCCACCATCGGCATTGGTCATCACGATTTCGCCGAAACCAGGTTGAGAGAAACCACCGATCTTGCCCGAGGAAAACATCGATCTCGAGAATGAGATTGGTTCAACCAATCGAGGCTCGAACAATGTGTTCGCCGGTGTTTCGGTTGGTGAGGTGATGAACCCCTCGCCGGAATAATACAACGTCAACTCGGTTGATGTTGCGACATTGTAGGGTTTCACGATTAAGAGGTATTTTTTCTTTGCGTAGGGATTAGCGACTAATTCCGCGAGTGTTGTTGCAACCATTATGAACGCGCTCCCGCAAGGCCACCCGCCGCCATCATCCGCGACATTTGCCGGCGTAAGGTGATGATTTCGTTTTTCATATCATTCACCGCGCCAATGAGTTCGGATGCGTTGCCCTTGATTGGTGCGATCGTTCCATCGCGCCCAGGAATAAACATCTCCGGCCCACGCTCTCCAACCTTCACGTTGTCGCCGGCGTGAACATTTGCACCATTCATCGCGGCCAAATATGGTGAGGCTTCGTTGTAAAGTGTTTTGAATCGATCGGCTCGATCTTGTGCATATGCGCCTTTTGATTGCCCCATGCCGCCAGTGATTCCGACAATCTTATCCGCCAACGCCGATGATAGGCCATCGACAAACGTATCCTTGGCCAACTCGATCCCGACCGATGTTGCGATCGATGACAAACTGCCCGATCCGAGAATGCCGGCTGCAAACGATTCCGAGATTCCGGTTGTCACCGCCGAGATAAATCCGGAACCACCCGCAAGGTTTCCGGCAATGGCCGCTCCAACGCCTGGCAAGATGAATGCCGATGCCAATGATGCGATCGTCAAAAGATCGCCGCTCATAATACCCTCAACCAATCCCTTGATCGCATTGGAAACCGCACCGATCACATCTTTGATGGCATTGATGATCCCATTCACAACGCCGGTGATCGCATCAACGATTCCGCCAATGATGTCGCCGATCGCATCGAATATACCACCCAGGAAAAACCCTGGTGTGATTGAGTTCATGATTCCGGCATCAACCGACATCCCGCCCGATGGCATTTTCCCGCCGTTTAGCGCATCAAAGAAACCTCGGCCAAACTTGGAAACACTCGATGCCTGGATGACATATTCGCCGGATGAAACACGCGCCAAAACATCATCGGCCTTTGGCCCACCGGAACCAGGAACCAAACCACCATCGGCGAATGATAGGGTCGGAAAAATATCACTAAGGAAATTCAAACCGGTGGTGATGACCGCCTTGGCCGCAAGATCGGCAAGACCGCGCTTGATGGCATCTGTGAACGTGCCGAAATCAAGTTTGCCGGTCATAAAGAAATCGGACAATGTTCCCTCGAGCGAGGCGAATGTGTTGCCAACGAAATCGCCCATGTTTGCGGCATTGTCCGAAATCGATTGATAATAATCTTTCACGCCTTTGATCGCACCGGCTCCGAATGTCTTTTCGGTTTCCGCGCGATAATCGATCGTTTCCGATTTGATGTCGGAAAGAATGTTCTCGTATTCCTGGCCAGTGATGATTCCCGCCGCGAACGCTTTTTCGGCGATCTCCTGACGGCTTGCCAAATCCGACAACGTTGTGTCGAGGCCGAGAGCCTCACGCGCTAGGCCATTGAGTGCATCTTCCATGTCACCCATTGTGATGATGCCGGCCTCAACCATCGTTTGCAACGCGGCCTTTTCATCTTTCAAATCGGTGATCGCCGTTTCAACTGGCGAAATTCTCTTTTTCATCGCATCGAGAGCGGCCGAGAAATCACTCGCCGAAATTGTCGATCCATCGAGTGCGCCACCAACGCCATCGACCGTTGGAATGAAATCCAAAAGTGTCGAGGTATTCGAGAGAACCGATTGGTTGGTGAACTCGGTTTCACGATTGAAATCCTCAATCGCATCCGTAACGCTTAAAAACTCAAGGCCAAGTGCGCGTTCCGCCGTTTCGAGGATGGCGGTGAAACTAATCATATCGGCGAGAGCCTCAACGCCATCGATGAGTTCCTGGTTGAACTCGGTGACTGCGATTGCACCCGCCGCCAGGACACCGCCCAAGGCCAACAAGTTCCCTTTGGTCAATGTCATAACGGTTGAGATCACCGACAAGGTAATTTGCGCCCTGGCAATCGTTTTGGCGAACTTCACAACCGCATTCGCAACGCCAATCACCTTTTTGATGATGGCAACGCCAAACACAACATCGAGGATTTGGAATAAGGTGTCGGCATTGCTGAACACCAACTTGATTCCGGCGGTGAATAACATCAACGCCTTGGTCATCTTGTCCGAGATCAATTCGGCCAGTGCATCATTGCCATCGATGAACCTGGTCAATTCCTGGATCGATTCCGCCAATGCGCGGCCAAATCCGGCCTCACCAATGGTGAACATGAATCCATCGATGGTGTCCCGCAAATTGGTCATTGCACCGCCCAGGGTCGCCGCCTGACGCGCTGCGCCGCCGGCAAACTGAACATCCGCAATTTCGGTCAATGCCTGGACAATCGAGGCCGAATCGTTGTTCACAACCTTTGTGATGTCGCCCATTCTGAGGGTGATTTGATCTCCCTCTTTCGATGCCTTGATGCCGAACTCTTTTAATCGTTCGAACTCGCCCATCGACGCATCCGCCACCGCTTCGGCGAATTGCATGATGGATTTCGATGTGCCGCCGGCGATGTCGGCGAATGACATAAGTTGAGATTCGGTCGGTCGAATGCCTTGCGAAACCAAGAGGTTGAACGAACCAACAACCTCTTGCAATGAGAATGGCGTTTGTTTTGCAAAATCTTGCAAGATTCGAAACGCGCCATCCGCGCTTTCGACCGATCCGGTAAAGGTTACGAGCGAGGCTTTGAGGCTTTGGAACTCTTTGTTGACGTTGACTAGATCACGAACAAAGGCTCCGGCGAAAACCGCGCCTAATGCACCCGCAACTTTCGCAACATTTAGAAACGCCGTTTCCACCCTTCCCAGGTTGGATTGCAGCGTTCTAAATGCTCGAGCGGTTTCATCTCTTGCGGTTAAGCGGGTTTCGAGCCTGTTGGTTGCCATTCTTTTTCATCGCCTGTCGTTGCCGGTCGGATTGAATTTGAATGTAAACCGACCATTCCATAAACTCATCAACTGACATTTCGGTTTCGATTTGCTCAACCGTCTTGCCTAGTTTCTCGGCGAGGAAAAATTTGAACTGTCGTTCCTCGCTCTCCCTTAGTTTTTTTCCAAATCCTCAACCGCCGATCCCATGATTTGATTGGCGATTCTGGCGAGAACCGTTGCGTCAACCTGGTTGCGTAGGTCTTTTTTATCACTGATTTGGAAAATCTTGTTTCCCTCGGCATCGAGTGCCTTGAGAACAAGAACCTCGGCAAGTGCATCGGCCTCGGATTGATTCTTAACCGCGAACTGCAACTTGCCTTGGTCTTGTAAGGTAAAGGGTCGAGCGTAAAACACGAAAGGATGACCATCCTCATCCGCCCATTCTGGAACGACAATTTCCTTGATGGGTTGATTTTGATAATGATTCTTTGCGCGTTCGATAACGCTCAAACCAGGGGATTTTGAATTAGCCGCCATTATTCAAATCCTTATGCCACTGTGGTTTCAGATAGTGCGCCGGTGCCTTGGAATGAGATCGATGCCTCAACCATACCGTCGAACGATGCCGAAATTGTGCGGCCAGTGATTAGAACTGTCCCGCTCAACTTGTGATCGCCTGTTGTGTTACCTTCGAACTGAACGTTCAATGTCACCTCTGAACCCACTGTCAACGCGCCTTGGCCGGCGGTGTCGGTATCGTCAAAGAAAACATCGGCCGAACCACTGAATGATTTCAAAGATGTTTTATAGGTGCGCGATGTGTCACCCATTGCTGTGTCTTCTAGGGTGTCCATTGTCTCATCGATTGAGTATGAACGAACCTCGGCAACCTGGTCTGTTCCGACCAAGATCACCCCATCGCTTCCGGTAAATGTCGCCATTTTTTAATCCTCACTTTCAAGGGTTTCAGTTTTGGCAACCTTTTTGGTTGCCTTTGGTTTGGATGATCGGGGTGAGTCCGTCCATCCTTTGGCCTCGAATGATGCCAAATCTTGTGCGTTTATCGTGATCGGCATTCCGCCGGTCGGTGGATAAACTTGGATTCGTTTCGCCATGTTTTCAGTCTCCTATTTAATAGACCGTTTCGGCATCGGTTTCTTGTGTAGAATACACGATTTCGAAAATAAATCGACCCACAACAACCGGCCGTTCGCCCTCTCCGGCAAAATCGGCCTCGAAAGAAACCAACCTTGTGTCCTTGGCATTTCCGCCCCTGGTGAGATCGGTGGTCATCGCCGCCTCAACTTCCGCCGCAATCGTATCGAGAACATCATCCGCCACCGCGCTCTCGACATATGCCTCAACTGACACCTCGAGCGATCGAATAAGACCTCGCGGCGGCTTGATCGTTTGAGCCTCAATCGTTTCGCTCGAGGTGTAGATACAAAGGCCAGGCATTTTGGCCGTTTGTATTGGATAAACTCTTGAGGCGAAAACATTGGAACCGGTCGTTGTGAGGCCGGTCAATGTTGTTTCGATGTTGTCGCGGATAAGTTTGCGAATATGCGCCATTTATACTTTCTCCAACGCCAGGGTGGTCATTCCGGTGCCATCGTGATCCACAACGCGGATCGTGTAATCTGTGGCATTTACAACCAACGCATCACCCTCGACCGCGCTAGAAACATCATTCGTTCGACATAGGAATCGAGGTTGGCGAACGGCCATCGGAATATTGCCACCCGCGTCAACCTCAACGATGTCGTTGTCAAAAATTCCGTTGACGGTTGTTGCCGATCCGCCGGTCGGCGTATAGGTCGCCGCGACACCAAAATCATTGATGCCAACAAAAACCGCAAGATCGTCGAGAGATTCAACCGCCATCGATCAATCCTTATTTTTTCGCCTTAGAGCGAGTTTTTGCCTTTGGTGCGTCCGATGTGCTTAAACCAACCGAACGGTCACTCTTGGCCGCGCTCTCGGCGTGTGGGATGCCCTTGCCGGTCGCCATCAACATCGAGGCGAGGGAATCATCGACATCAACAACCGCGCCGGCATCTTTTGCCTGGCCATCAATAACCGTTCCGCGAATCAATTCAATTTTCATTATTCAAACCCTTTGTTGGAAAGAGCGGGGTTTCCCCCGCTCTCTTTGGTTTACGCTGTTGTAACGTCCAGGATTGCCGCGAAAGATTCCGCGTGACGAACCGCAACGTCCACATCTTGGAACATTGAGATTCGTGTCGCACCTGTTGTCGAACCGGAATAAGGATCGACAAGAACATCCAGGCCACCGAACATGCCGATCATTAGGTCGGCAAAGTTGCCAAAGATAACCGCCGAACATACGCCGGACGATGTGCCTTTGGTTAGGTCGCTTGGAACCAATGTCGATGATGCAACGCCATAACCCAACAATGTGTTCGCATCGTTTAGGATAAAGTTGCCCTCAACACCGGATGCCTGGCGAGGTGTTTGACGCATCGCGCCAACAACTTTCGGGTTTGTTAGGAATGACAAACGGCCACCCAATGCGTTGTCGATTGCAACCTCGGATTCAAGATCAACCAATTTTGCATAAGTGATCGCACCGCCATTCGTACCCATCGCAACCGAACCGATGCCGCTTGTTCCGGTGATGCCTGTCGGCTCATTCGATCCACCACCCTCGATGGCAACGTCATCGATCTTGGCCGCAAACTGACGCAACATATCGTCGCGGATAACTTGCTCAACCGATGGGTCGGATTGCATCATCAATTTGCGAGACAAATCAACATATTGTGCAATCGTCTTTGGTGCCATTGTAACTTGGCGGAAAGTTGGTGCGCCTTCTGAACCTGGTGCGGCATTCTCCGCAACAAATCCAACGGCTGTTTTGGCGTTCAACGCCGGAATCGCAACATCGCCGGAAAGACCGCTCATCATCCGTGCGCCCAGGTTAGCAGTAACCAGGTTTGGACGTAGCGCGTCGATGAACTCACCGCCTAGGTGATCCGTTGGCTTCAAGAAACCGCCGGCTGTGTTTGTTCCAACTGTCAGATCACGCTTGAAAATGTCGCTTGGCACATAGAAACCACGCGCCTCTTTGCCGGTGCGTTTTGCGATTTCGTCCGAAACCTCACGCTCAAATCCGCCAACTTCACGACCCGCCGCCGCATTGCGGAATGCGCGCATCAATGAATATTCTTGGCGTTCTTGAACATTTAGATCAAGGTTGTCTGGTGTTGCGATTGGCTCATCCGCAGACGCAACGGCAAGGATGCCGCGAAATTGCGCCACTGATAGGCCATCTTTGATTGCCTGGTTTGCAAGGTCGCGCTTGTTTTTAGACGCGCCCAATTCCAGGATTTCGTTTACAGTTTTGGCGTATTCTGCGCGAGCGTTCGCCTCAACCGCTTGGATGTCTTGTTCTGACATTTTAGGTTCCTTTCTTTCGGCTTGTGCCGGAATAGGGGTTGGGGTTGGTTCGAGTTCGGCCTTGCGATTCGTTCCCACCGAGTCATCGGCCGGAATCGAAACAATGCTTGCCTCGAGGGGTGTCCACGATCGAACGCGGTAAGTGTTCCCACCTTCCGCCTTTTCATCGCGCTCCATACGCCCGATCTTGTATCCGATTGAAACATTGTTGCGGATACCATCACGAACGTCATCATAAACCTCGGAACCAAGTTGGCCCTTACTAAACCGAACTGTCGCGCGTAGTCGACGCGCCGAGGAATCAAGGTTTACTGATTCAACGACCCCGATTTGTCTTTCGGGATCATGGTCGAGCAACAAAGGTGCGTTGCCCGAATTTAAGAATGAGAGATCAACCGAACGATCGGTGTGATCCAGGATTTCAATGCCGAACGAACGCTCGACCGGTTTTTCACTCGAGATCGAAATCGAAACGCGGCGATCATCCTCGCCCTCGACTTTTGCATCCATGTGCATCGATCGTTGGCGTGTTTCCATTTCCGGTGCCTTGCGTTCTTCGTCAAGGTGGCCACCGCTCTCGGCCTCAACCTCAACATCGGCCTCGACCATTTCATCGGATTTTCCAAACTCGATGATATAGGAATCATCGGTTTCGGTCACGTTTTTGATGTGACGTTGTTCATCCATTTTTCTTTCCTCATCTTGGCCCTTTGTCGATTCCGGATGTCCTTCCGGCAAAAGGTCGGTGTCATGCTTGCCGCCCTGGAACCTTCCGTTTCTCAAACAGAATAACAGAGAATTGACTCTCGCAAAAGCCCACTGTTCCGGCGATGTCACCCCAGGCCGAACCGAACCAGGGTTTGTTTTATATGCGCCGATCCCGCGCAAATAGGATTCTGCCAACATTCCAAGGGTGGCGCGTTTGGTGGGATCGTCGCCATGTTCCTCGTTGTGTTCCTCGACTTTGTTCTCGAGGCTTTTTCGTGCGGTTTCGGTCAAATCCTCAATCGCTCGATCCTTTTTGCCCTCGAGTTTTTTCACCAACTCGAGAACGACATCTTTCATTTTTTGTTCGCCCAGGTTGCCAATAACGCCCCATTTGATTTGGGCAATCACGCCACCAACATTGGATAAATTCGGCTCGAGTTCACCCGATGCGAATTGTTCGCCATCGCCGAAATGACGCGCGGCCCAGGCTTCACGTTCCTTGATCCAATCCAAAACCCCCTCGGTTTCCGATCCCTCTCTCGCTCGGCCCCATAACGTGAACGCCTCATTGCCTCGGATGTTGCCACCGGCCCCCCAAACCTCGGGATTGAACTCTTTGATGTTCTCCGCAAAATCACGATCGAATTGCGGATATTCCGAGTTGCGCAATGAAATTTTGAGATCATCGCCCTTTTTAGGGAAATCAGTTGCCATCATCGTCCCCCTCGGGTTCTTCCATCGCCGGCATGAATTTCATCGGCCCATAACCGGATTGGCCACCACCGAATGGTTGGAATGCAATCTCGATGCCGCGCTCATCCGCCATTTGTTTCTCGAGAACGATTTGATCCATCACATCGGCAATGTCGCGGCCATATTGGTTGGCCACATCTTGCATCGAGAGAATGCCGGAATTGAGGCCGATCACCGATGCGTTCATTTCGCGTTGTGGATCAACCCAGGCAAACCCACGACCTCGGAACTCCACATTGTCGGCAAACTTGTCAAACCGCGTTGGTGGGATCGGGATCGAACCGTTGTCCATCGCCGAAAATAACCAGGCGCGGAAAATCGGTTGAACAAAGTGTTCGATCATAAAATCGTGCAAAACTTTGTAAAAATCACGATCCTCGAGTGCGCCTTGGCGAATCGAGGAATATGATGTTTGCGTCAAATCGTTCGCCAATGACGCATAAGAAACACCCAACGCCGATGCGACACCGCGCAAGATCGCGCGTTCGAAATCGGCAAACGTGTTCGCGCTCGATGATGGATCAAAGGATTTAAAATCTACACCTGGCCCGAGTTGGTGAAATGTTCCTGGCTCCGCCTCGATGATCGGTGTGTAAGTATTTTCAACATCATCACCAACGAAATCATCGCCCGATGGCGTTGTGAAAAATCCCATCTTGGATGCCGAGATTCTTTCGTTGACCAAAACCGCCTCGCGCATACCGTTTAACTGTTTGAGCGGCGAAACCGCCGCCGCCATCCAGGGAACACCGCGCGTTTGCTGCGCTCTCTCCGGCAAGAATATATGCAAGATTTTCTCGGCCGGAATCCGCGTTCTCCGCGTTGCCAGGCTCGAGGTATATTCATTATCGCCAGGGTGCGCGGTTAGTAGGTGATAGGCAACCGGTTTGTGGAACCGATCGATCTCAACACCCATTCGAATCTTGTTGCCATTCGCCAGGGTTTCGTTGTGGTTCTCATCCAACAAATCAACCTCGAGGAACTCGATCGCAAATCCGAAATCGTTTTGTGGATAGTTGACCAGGCGAACCAACAACTCACCATCACGCGCCAACGCTTCCGCCGCGAACCTTTGCGCATCCTTCCAGGAATACCGGCCATCAACCGTGCAATTCCCCTTGCGCGACCAGGCTTTGAATGCGTTCTCGATGATTGCATTGCCTGGCGCATCGAATGTGCCATTCGCGTTTTTCGCCTTAACTTGCAACGAAATGCCTTTTTCGCCAACAACGTTGGTTTTGATTAGCTGCAAAAATCTCCGCGCATATTCATCATTTCGGGAAAGATCGCGGCATCGGTATCGGATTTGCTGCAATGCCGCTTTGATCTCGGAATCCGCCGATCGACTCGAGGCGATAAAATCCGAAAACAAACGGCCGCTTTGTGCGGCCTTATATGAGCGGCGTTTGGTTGGCTTGTTGTCCCTTTTTAGAAAATCAAAAACGCCCATATCTTAAAACCTCGCCTTGATCGTTGCGCCGGTCGATTTTCCTCGGCGAACGCGCTCTTTTCTTTTTTCCATTGCCAACTCGTTTCGATAATAATCTCGCCACCTCAAAAGATCATCGATCGAGAGTTTAACCAGGGAACGACCCTGGATCGAGTAATTGGCAACATCGGCATCCGCTCGATTCTGCAAAACCGCCTCGATTTTATCGACCATGATTTCCGCATGGGTTCGAGGGTCAACGTTATTGACATCAAGGTCAACGATTGCCTCGAACGTTCCGCGCTCGAGAACCAACCGCTCCGAATCCGAGTTCCGAACGATCTCGAGTTGCCAATGATAATAACCCGCAACGAAATCCGCCGATGTTGCGGAATCGACCGCAAACAAATAATCATTGCCGGACGCGGTGCCGGTTAATGTGATTTCACTCGCCCCACCGCCGGTGATCCTGGCAACATATGTTGCGGTATATTGATCGTTGGGGTAATCTGCGCCGAGGTCGGTTCGCTTCCATTGAATAAAATCACCGACAACAATTTCGAGCGGTTCGGTTGTCGGTGCATTTGCGGCATCAAATAAATTCGCCATCGATCATCATCTCCAAGAGTTCACAAAACCGCCGCCGCCTGGTCGCCGCATTGGTCGTTGTGATGGCCGTGTCGATGCCGCAACCGGCTCGACCGCAACCGCTTCCTCTGGTTCCTCGGTTTGCTCCGCCGCCTTTGCGAACCGATTTGCCAAACTATTCAAATTGAGGTTCATAATTCCCAACGCTGCGATCGCATAAACGCGGCAATCAAGAGCCTCATTTCGAGGTCGGGTTTGTACCCATTCCCGCCTCTTATAACCTTTTCTGAACCGAGTGACCATCTTTTCCGCCGTTAGTTGCGAAAAATACTCATCACCTCGACCCTCGGGGAAATGACAAAACCCTGGCCCTGGTTCTCTGATTTTCAACCTCGAATAAACCAATTCCTTTATTCCATCAACGCCGATTGGGAACAGTCTAACAGATTGTCGGTTGTTTTTCGAGGGTTTTCCCACTTGTGGCTTTCCCTCGCCGCCAACGCCCTTGATTGCGAACACTCGCCGCCCCTCTCGAGGCTTAACGAAAGTATAAACCGCGTTGGTGTGATGGCCCCCTGAGTCAATACACGCGCACCGGATCGGCATCTCAATTCCTCGAGGATGATCCCAGGTTTCCGACAATACCGCGTCGAGTTGACCCCAAACTTGAGGCGATGATGGATCGCCATAAATCACGCGATAATCCAACGACCAGGATTCTTGATCTCGGCCCCATCCAACGATTTCAACCTCGAGCCGGTCATCTTGGGTGTCGATGCCGGCCGTAATGAGAACGCATTCATCCGGCAAGAACTCTTTTTCGAATGAATCCTTGCCTGGAATATCATCCTCATCAACGCCATCGCCTTGAACCTCGAACGTTTCGCCCAAATAAGTGTTCGTCCAAACCTTCAACATTTCCGGCAATTTCTTTGCCTTCAAGAAATCTCGAACCGCATCCTCGAGCGTGATCCAGGGTGAATAAATGCCCGATATTTGAAAACCGGCGATGCCGTGAAAGTTTTGACTCGCTTCCCAATATCCATTCCGAACCGCCTTGTTCTTTTCGGCATCCGACCAAAATGTTCCGCAATGATCGCAAACATAACCGGCCGTTTCCGGTCGATCCTTTTGCCATTGGACGTTTTTCCACTCGAGGATTTGAGCCTCATCGCAATGTGGACATCGAGCGAAATATCGCCGTTGATCGCTTTGCAAATAGCGTTCCTCGATGATCGATGCGCCTTTGTTGGTCGGTGTCGAAACCATCAAAATCTTGCGGTTCCAGAATGTCGCGGATCGTTTTCTCGCAAGTTCAATCGGATCACCTTCCGATCCAGACGATGCCGGAAATCGATCGGTTTCATCGAGCAAAACAATTCGGATCGGCCTCGATGCAAGTTGCGCCGGCGAGTTCGCACCAATCATCGAAATTCGACCGCCTGGAAAATTCTTTTGCAAGGTGGTGTTGCCACTGTCCCGCGATCGAGGGTCTTTGACTTTCCCCTTGAGGCATGGGGTGTCGCGCAACATAGGTGCCAATCGGTCTTTCGAAAATGTCTCGGCCATTCCCTTTTGGCCGGTGGGTTGGACAACCAAGATCGGTGCCGGATCGTGTGCAATGTGAAAACCAATCACATTTAACAAAACCTCGGTTTTTCCTAATTGCGCCCCTGCTTGAACAACGATCTCGGTGACTGATGGATCACTGGCCGCATCCATGATGCCCCGCAAATACTCCGTGCGTTCGGTGTACCATCGCCCAGGTGCCGCCGATGCCTCACTGGATAGACGCCTTTCGAGGTCGGCCCACTCGCTTACGCTTTGTCGGGGTGGTGGTTTGAGGGTTTGGATCGCGCTTCGCGCCACTTCCCTCATCGCTTCCACCATCATCGGGTGCGACTTCGATTTGTGGGTCATATGATGTGAGTTCCTCTAAACAATCGATCACCGCTTTGTCGATGATCTCTTTGATCTCGCTTGCCTCTTTTTGGTCAACCAACATGGGTGCCAGGATCGTCGGCATCGATAACAACTTGGATTTCATGTTCGCCAGGACATCCGCCCAAACGTGTCGAACGTCATCGGCCGAGACATATTCGCGTCGAGCCTTTGCCAAATCCATTTCGGCCAATGCGGTTTCAACCTGTAATTTGCGAACCCTGGCGGTTTCGTAACTAGGCGATGCCATCGATGTTCCTCGCTTTTATATGTCTGATATATAATATTGCCTCGATGTTGCTTTTTTGCAACCTCGTTATTTTCAAAGAGAAACGAACAATCNCNGTGATTGCCTTAAACTTTTTGAAATTCTGTCCCTGAGAATTTATCGGGGTCGCGCGTTACCAGATCGGAAGAGCGTCGTGTAGGGAAAGAG